GTCCAATATTAGGTATGATTAATTTTGCAGACCTTGCATTGCATTTTTTAACAGCTTTATCTAATTCAGGTTTATAGTTTTTGCGTACACTCGTTTCAATAAAAATATCTACAATAGTAGATCTACCTGTCAATGCCCTTCCTAATAATGCATCACCTCTAGCCTTGTCTTTTGTTGATTTTATATACACAACAAATTTGCCTATAGCACTATAATTACTTCTCATTCTCCAACACTCCTACGCTTCACAGCGTGGTATATATAATGCGAAATTGCATCATATATTCTAATTAACATTCCCTAAATATATATGAAAATATATTTATATACAAATATCTAACCTGTATATTTATAAGGCAATATTACCTAACTAGTCTCTTGTCATACTTTAATCTGCTATTAAAATTAGGTTTTACCCAAATATTACGTCTTTTTCTAAATGCCAGATAAAGCATTGTTTTTATATATATTGCTTTTAGGATCTTGAAACTTATAAATCCTAGTGTAAAAAATATTAGATTTTCCATCTTATTTATTCTCCTTCGTATTTTATATTTATAATTAACATACCCTAAGTATATATAAATATATATAAATGTATAGCTTTTGGGTTAGATATTTATAAATTACTTTACTAAGGGATTTAGTACAGGAATCTCAGATAATTGATTTAAAGTTTCTTGAAAGGAATCTATCTCTAATGTTGGTGTTAATATCTCAGTATCAAATGTGTAATAGTTCTGGCTATCAGTTGCTGGTTTAAACATCACCCTCTTCTCTGGCATAAAGACCATTGCAAGTATGTCCACGTTATATCTTTTATAAGTATCAGATAACTTTCTACCATTCTCAGATGCAAAAACATATTTGCCTTTAGTCGTAATATTTCTTGCTTTAACTTGGACTGAATATCTTGCTGATCCTAATTCACATATAAGATCGGCTGGATGTTTGCTTTGGGTGTCGTATGCAAAATCACAATATTCAAGCAGAAAGGTTTTAACCAGTGATTCTGAATAAGCTCCAAGCCTGGAGTTGTTTAGATGGTCTTGGGCTGTTTTTGTTGGCATAAGGCAAGCTGGCGTGAGTTATAAGCTGCTCTATTAGGTGTTTGTATTGCATACTTGCTTCTAAGCAGCTCCTCAGATGCTTCTAACCAACAACCCATCTCCATCAATGCTCTTGTTTGTCTAAAGTTCATAAATCCTGTAATTCCCATCTGGAATGACATATCTATACATACTAATCTTGCACGTTCTGGCATGACTCTCCATGCGTGCCAAACCTTATCTAGGTTTTTTACTACTCTATCTAAATCATTATTAAGCAAATACATAGCTTCTTCTTCAGTAATACCATTTTGCTCAATGTTTTTTCCCACGCCTATTGTTAATTTATTTTGGCTGCATCTGTAAGGATAAGTGCGTAAGCCTTCATGCCTTAACAGCATTTCTTTTGCTTTATCTAACATTTTATTTTGAGTGAACACCTTTGACTTTCTCAAATGTTCTAAGTGATGACATCCCAAGCAGGGATAAAAGAATTGTAGTAAGTTGTGAAAAATCAAATTCTAAGGATTCAAGTTGTAGGTCTACACCATTAACAACAGCTATCCAAGTTGCTGTAGGCAATACAATGTAGTGTACGCACAAAGCAATACCGCAAGTATATCCAATGAAGGGTCTCCATGATTGTACAAACCAGTTCCCGTTTTTCGCTTCTTCAGCATTGAGACTAATTTGTGCTTTATCCAGCGATATAAGTTCTTTTTGTAAGTCATGTGACAGTTGTTCCTTCAAGTCTTTATCCTGAACAAATTTGTCCAGAACATTATTTGCTACTTCAGCAATTTTTATAATACTCATATATTAAATAATAAAATCTTTCAGAAGAATCAATAGCATTGATATAACTATTGTTGTAAGACCGCCCTTTATCCAATTATTTAAACCACTGATATCATCATCTAATTTTTCAAAGTGTTTAAATGCTGTAGTCCATCTCTCTGCACATTGAGTTTCATGTATTTGCAGAGAAGCATGAACTTCTTGAGCAGTCTTTCTAGGCATTAGCTTTCTTCCACTACTTCTGCTTCTTCTTCTGCATTGATAGCTCTATCAAACGATTGTATGCAAAGATTCTTGTATTCACTTGTAATGACATAATCATCATAGGCTTCTTGTAGCCTAGATAATTTTCTACCAACAACATTTAGTTTTGCAGCTATTGCCATTTGATCCTCATTAAGATCTGAAGCTCTATATTCTTTTTCGTTAAAAGTAATAATGACCTGATCTTCTGGTTTAATAGTTTCAGTATTTTCCATATATAAATTCCTCTCTTGGGTTTGTTATTTATAATTAAATTATATACTAAGAATCTAAAGTTTTTGTAATTGAAGTTGGATTTTTTTTATTTTCTATTTGTGCATCCAAGCCTGCTTCTAAGTTAGCAACTCCTTCTTCGCCCATAGCTTCTATAACCCAACCCTTAACCATTTGTGATGTTACTGCATCAAAAGGTTTAAAGTTAGATAGATCAGATGTATCTATGTTTTGAGTACCATAAGATGATGCAGAGTATTCTCCATCTTCTTTAGATACTGACCAATGCACATTATAAATTACATCATCATGCCCTTCTTCGTTAGGGTGTACGTCAACTGTTTTTACATTCCATTCCATTATTATTCTCCTTTAAGTAAGTTAATTTCAGATTGTAAGGCTTCAATCTGTGCTTGTTGTTCTTGTATAGCTTTCATTAAATTGCTGCAATTATAAAAGCTAAGAGTTCGGAATATCTAACACCTAACCTAGTTTGTTCGTTACCATCATCATCAGTCCAAGTATCGCTACACCACATAGCGTAATCACTTGCATCTAAACCTTCAGCAATAAAAGCATCTTTTAAATCTTGAGCCACAATACCAAAATGTATTCTTGCATCAGAACCTTTATCTGTTACAGCAGACTTAAATTTAAACTTTTTAAGCAATCCTTTGGCTGCAATAGCAACTTTTTTTTCTGCATCTGATATAGTTGCTTCATCTTGTTTTTCGTTTCTGTCAGAAGTATTAATTGTTCCGTTGGTTGCAAAGATGTCATCAAATCTAACACTCGATAACCCTAAATCAACAGTATTATCACTATCGGCTCCGGTAGCAGTAGAAGGAAGCCAAGCAGCCGTAATAAAACGAACACCACAGCCGTTAGCCCTAGCCATCCAAGGGTCAGCATTTAATGTACCAATACTTCCAACTGATGAGCCATCTTTGGATAGCATAATTATATTACCATCATTATTATTTCTATTAAATCTAGCTGCATAATCAGAACCCATTGAAAAGAATCCACGACCTTCACCTCTTAAAGAAATACCTGTTTCTGTATTGCCTGCTCCTGCTGCGGTATTAGTAGTGCTAATCAACAAGTTGCCTGAAGCATCAATACGCATTCTTTCTGCCATAGATTGTGTAGCACCTGCTGATACTGAAGCTGCATTAAGCCATTTGTGAACACCTTGATATTGCTGATATAAACTACCTGCATCAGTCTGCATAGCTACTCTAAGGTCAGAGTTATTTAAGTGTGAATTATTTTGTAAATCTGTAGTCACGCCACCATCAGAAAAGAACATGGCTCTAGTACCTATTTGTAAGGCTTTTTCAGCAGAGGTACCATCATTTCTAATTGTTGAACTAGGACTACCACCAATTCCAACATTACCTGAATCATCAATACGCATTCTTTCATCACCTGAAGTATCAAAAGCTAGAACATTTGTGATTGGTCTTCTTATACCTGTGCCTTCATTACCAACAAAAGTAAATTGTGGATAACCACCTACATTTCTACTTGTTTGGTCTCCTGATACTCCTTTTACTAATGCTGCTCCTGTTGCATTTGCAGCAAGTCTTACATCACCTGAAGAATCAATACGCATTCTTTCAGTGTCTTCTGTATAAAAATCAAGACTAGCTTGGTTATTTCCACTATTGTAGCTAGAACGAATACCGACACTTCCATAGAGCGTTGAGCCGATTCTATAACCATATCCATTTAATAAATTATTGGTTTGTGTTGTGTTTGAATCGCTTCCAATTAAAATAGTTCCATTAGATATATGTAGCTTTTG